TCCAGGTGGCCCAGACCGACGATATCGCCAGCGACAGTTACGCGCCAGAAGTCACCGGACAGGATGGCGCCAGCAGTGCCATTGCCGTCAGTCGGGAGATTGCCAGAGCTAGCGTCGAACGCGCCGACCAGATCGCCGATAGATGCGATAGCAGACTGCACGCTAGAGATACTGTCGTCTACATACTGCTTGATAATGTCAGCAGTGGCAAGCTGATAATCAGTGCCGGTGTCGATACTGTCGGCCATTGCAGTAGGATCGAAATCCTCGACTTCGATGTTTGAAATCGAGTTGCCCACGTCATTTGCATCGAAAGTTTTGTTGGTCAGGTAGTTGACAGAATCTTCAGTCAGATAGTCGGTGCCTGCATCTGCCAGGAAAGCGACGCCATCGGTGCCTACTTTAATCAGACCTTCAGTACCTCTGCCATCAAAAGTAGCGATAGTTCTGTCGGCGCCGCCTGAGACGAGCAGCTCACCAGGATTGGTGGCAGCAGTTGCACGGGTTACGGCTTCGGACAGATTACCACCGGTGGCCAGAGCTACGACTTCAGTACCATCATAGTACTTGAGCTGTTTGTCAGCAGTGTTGTACCAGAAACGACCTTCCTTTAGGTCACCACCAGTAGGATCGATTGCTACTGGATCGATTACAGCATTCTGCAGTTTATTCAGAAGAAGATCGAGGTCAAAACGATAGGGTCTACCAGACATTTTAAAGTCTCCTTGGTTAAATTATCGGCAAATGACACGGCCGCTAGTGGCCGGTGCAATGCTTACACGTAAAGAGTTAAGTCCTAAATAAGTAACTTTGGCGTCACACGCAATGTTGCTGCTGTCCAGGATCAAAACAGTAGGATATCTATTAAGATTATGAGTGACTATAACAGTCTCCGCATCTGTGAACAGCTGCTCGTAAGAGCCTATATTAGCCAGATATGCAAAAAAATCAGATAGCGTGCCGGAGTTACCAGCATCTAACCAAAGCTCGTACGCAGATTTCCCGTCTGCACCCTGCATGGCTATTAAAAATTCTTCCGGAGTACCTGTGTTCCCGGCTTCTAGCCATATTTCATAATTAGATTTTCCATCTTCGCCTACAAGGCTGTTGATAAAATCCTGCTCAGTGCCAGAATTACCAAGCTCAAGCCATATTTGATATGCAGAGGCGCCGTCTTTGCCGGCAGGTCCGACTAAGCTATCAAGGAAATCTTCCACAGTGCCTTCGTTTCCGGCACTCAGCCATATTTCATACGCCGACTTACCCATACCGCCTCCTGTGGCCATTGTGCTAAAAATATCATATAAACTAACGGTGCTTTTTAAAGGTTCCTGCTTTTTAGAAAAAGCTTTTATGAAGGCTCTAGGGGCTCCTGGCACTGCACTAGGGCAGGATTTCCCGTCGAAGCCTTGATATACATATACGTCTGGCCTTTTTTCAACTGACGCCATGCTACTCACCCTTTATCCTAATGCTGCCAAACGGCCCACAATCCAAGCCGCTACCATCTATTCCTATGTTTATGCCGCAAGAATTAGTTTCGCTACTGCAGTATCCCTGTGTGGGATCCGCTTCTCTGGCCCTGGAGAATCTTATGTCTCTTAGCGGCGTGCTATTCATAATAGATATAGCCCAACGATAGGAAAAAGAAAAGCTCGTAGTAACAGCCACTTCGACGAGCTTAGTATCCACGTCAGCTTGCACTGGCCGTTCTTCTAGGATTTCTCCGACTGCGAAATAATGCATTCTGAAATCTAAAAATTTTTGCTTGAAAGACTCCAGCAAAACAAACACGAGACTTGCCAAGTGCTCGGCCTCGAGGCCTTCTTCGGATGCACAGTTTATCAGCATACTTCCGCGTATTAAATCTGCGTGTTCTTCGGCACCAGTATTCAGATTCATGCTGGCCAGATTATTTATCGACAAGTTAGAATAACCCATACGCCCACGGGTCAAGTATATCATAGGCTTAAACGTCTGGACTTCTTTAGGTATCTCCAGCCTGTCTGATATATGTAAACGTGTCGAGGCAGGATCGTCATCAAACTTAAATGGCCCATCGTTCTGCCTGAATAACTCTCTTAGAATTATTAGGTAAATATCCTTCACAAAAGACGTGATGATATACCTGTGCGAGGTGACCAGGTCAACAAACGCCTGGCTATTCGTGTCAGTATTAGGCACACCTGAAATATTATTTATCTCACCGGCCATAGCTATTCTTTCCTTCTCAGAAGCTCGAACAACACAGATGTCCGTTCCTCTTCTTTTAAAGTCACAATTTGCTTGATGATATGTCTGCGCCGCTCGATATTAGTTACGTCGGCAGCAAGTACCCACATTCTATTTAGCCGAGTATCCGCTACGACGTCCCCGGGCTTAAGTATAGGAAAGTTTCCTATCATTGCGCGATTAGCAGAGTTTACCATATTGCCGCTGTCGGTAATCCCCATGCTTTTTACATCTACGCTAAAATTAACGAACACGTCAACGGCCTTATAATAGCCCCCGTCGTAAGTGGTCCCGTAGCAATTAACGCAATTAGTCTTAGTGCTGCGCTTTTTAATAGGATCGTAGCATTCGACGCAGCGCTGCCCGCCTTCTTTTCGAAGCCATATTTTGCACTGCACGCCATTGCCGAATCTTGGATTTTCTAAAGTAATCTTGGTGCGCCGTATCAGCTCTAAGGCCTCTATGCTCGGAGGATGTTCTGTCATGACAGACTCTGAGTGCCAGGTCTCGCCGCTTGCCCTGTGAGTAATGCGCATCCGCACATAGTAGCTCTTCCATAGCTTAAAAATAGCCACGTTAGAGTCTACGTAATACCGTTCTTTGGGAGTTACTTTTGCCAGAAATTCGAACCCATCATGTGGCGCCTCGCTTTTCTCTAAGGCAAATTCAAAGTCTGCAAAGCTGCTAATCGTAGGTTCAAATTCCCACGAAATAGCAAACTGTGAACGACTTAAAGGTAGAACAGTCAGCGCTTTTACTTCTATTTTATCCATTTGAATGTAGTAACCGGGGCTTTCGCCCCGGTCTTACTCACTGTTTAACTGAAGTATTTATTGACTACTTCTGAGGCTGTTTTTTCCAGAGCCCTGGCGCTTGCCTGCTTATCCTGCATGGCTTGCTGCGCGTCTGGGTAGCCGGACACGGGCTGTGAAGGCGGGAACTGCTGGGGCATTCCGCCGCCCATCATCATATTCGGATCCATGCCACCCATCATGCTAGGATCCATACCCATCATATTCGGATCCATTGGCATTCCGCCGTACATGCCAGACAGTGCGGCTTCCTGATCCAGATTCATGAGTGCGTTGTTAATGCCCAGGATAGCATTGGCGTCGATACCCATGTTCTGCATCTGTTCATGATCTTTCATTTTGCTGGCAGCCATGGCACCGACAGTGGCGCCGATAGCAGCAGCAATCATCTGGCCTTTGCCACCTGCGCCGCCTAGTTGCGCCAGTCCGGTAGCAGCACCAGCACCCATAAGACCACCGAGACCTTCCGGGGCGTAGCCGGCAATTGAGCTGGCCGCGCCACCGAGCATGTCCATAATACCTGCTTGCTTCACGATATTCTTAATGCGAGTTTTGTTCGCCATATAAGGCTCCTTAGATTTTTATCGACCCATCTCTGTAGAAATGAGCGAGAAGATAGTTGCTGGAAAAGCTGCCGTTGGCTGCTTCCATGTTTTTAGACTCTTTGAACTTGGTGGACAAGCTAAGAAAATTATTTAGCATCTCCTGTCCCCAGGCCCGGTACAAGTCAGTCTTCTCAGATACTGGCCCTGACGTGTTTCCGTCACTTACACTGAAATGATTCCTGGCTTGCAGGATACCTCCGCTGAAGAGCGTATACGCGCAGCTGCCGATGACCAGCAATGTGGGAACCGGGAAGTTCACTAGATTGTACTTAGTAAGATGCCCAACACACGCATTAAAAATTTCTAACGCCATAAGTATCGCTTGCGAGATACTCTCGTTAAGAAATTCTTCTGTGCCAGGCTGTAGGTAATTTAGCTCCGCGTAGTCAAGCAAGTAATTTCTAACAAGCCTGATGTATACGTTTAGCTTTTCTAGCTCTTGCTCAGACAGCTGAGATATCATGCTTAGCCTCGGTTATTTGGTTTCGGCCTTGGAATCTTCTTTTACGGGCTCTGCCTTGGGGGCTTCGGCTTTAGCAGCTGCCTGTTTGGCTTTTGGGGCTTCGGCCTTGGGGGCTTCCGCGATTACTTCCGGCTTCTGCGGCTCAACTTTGGCAGCAGGGGCTTTTACTTCAGCTGCTTTGGCTTCGGCTGCCACGGCTTTCTTTGCAGAAATCTTGCGTTCAGCGTCAGTCTTTTTGGTGAGGACACCTTTTTTGACCATGGCGTCGAGCATGGCGTTTTCTTCCATGAGTTGTTCTACTTCACCGAGTCTTTTGGAAAAAACAACGGTGTTCTTTTCGGCGAGCTTTACGCTCAGGTTAGCGCGTTCATCAACAAGACCATACCAGAATTTAGGCATACTTTTCTCCTATCAAGTTTTAGTTAAAAACCGACCCCATTAAGTATAATAGGGTCGGTTTCTGAAATCAATTAAAAAGAGAACCGACGCTGTTACGGGGCCTTCTTAATATTGATCTTGGCAACAGACTTGGTGTTGATGAGACCAACGCCGATGTATTCCCAGATCTTGTACTTCAGGAATTCGGCACGGGTTTCGATCCACAGTTTGGTGTCAGTCAGGGCATAGAATTTGCCCAGGAATTCCGGTGCTGTGAAGAACCAGATTTCATTGTGAGGGACCAGGTCAGTCTTGTTGGTGATGAAGACGCGCTTGCCGTGCAGGCTTTCTTCAGTCAGACCCTGGAACAGGACGTCGTAAGCCTTGTCGCCAAATTCAGGAGTACCGTTGCCCATCAGGTCATTCCAGCAGGAGCGATTCATAAGTACAGAAGCACACTGCAGTTGATCGCCTGATTCGAGCAGGTTGTAGCCGGTAGTCAGAACACGGGCGTTGAGGTAAGGCTCGGTGGTGACGACATCGAAGGTTTTGCCAGTATGGGCAACCATGCCGTTAAGCTGATCGATAAAAGTCTTGTCTTCGACTTTTTCTACGGCCATAAGGGCATTTTTTTCGATGATTTTGGTGATCGGCATTGAGTAGGAAAGCAGGTCGCCTTCTGAAATTTCATACTCTTTAGAGGCGATCTTGTGGAACTTAATGCCCACGCTTTCGCCTCTGATGTATTCGTTGTCAGATTCTGCGTTGAACGGCAGAGAGACGGCTTCTGCGTCACGTTCAAGGTCGATTACCTTCTGGATGCCAGGGCGGCCACCCTCACGAGAAGGAACGCGGTCGCATTCTTCTTTGGTGATGGGTTCCGGCGGAAGGATCTTGCGCAGGAAAGACGACTCACGAATTTTATCGCGAATGTAAAGGTCACTGGCGTTGGCCACTTTAACCTGGGTCGCGGGATCCTGTGATCTCATGGCTTTAAGGAAAAGCTCATTGATCATGCTGTCGGTGATATCATAGGTAGGCATAGTGTGTTGATTCCCCCTCTTGTGGTATTGGTCTTATTTAAAGAGACCAGAAAGTACCAGATGGCCATCAGCATGATCAGCCGGGCCAATTACTACGTGAGCGACCACGACGTTCGGGCCTGCAGCTGCACCGAATTTGAGAACGCCATCGACGTCCTTTTTAACGGTGAGATTGGCGCCGGAGACCATCAGCGGCTCGTCAGCAGCAACGAACATGTCGGTTTCGAATTCGATCGGGCCTTCCAGGACTACGGTTTTGCCAGTAGTCATGGTGTCAAATCTGCCGGCTTCTGAGAACAGAGGCTTGGCCAGATTTACATAAGCTGCGTCCGAACTGAAAATTTCCGGAACGCCATACTGCTCTTCGCCGCCTACGATTTCCACCGGAACGACGAGCGAGCCATCAGGGAGATTAATCCCAGTTTCAAGATCGGCGAGTTTTACGCCGCGATACTCAACATGCTTGGTTCTGCGTTCTTTAAGCATGGGTTCCTCCTGTTAAATTAATGTGACCAAAACATCCAGCAGGGGGTTCCTGCTAGTGCTGTTGCCTGAATTGTTTGAAGCCGCCAGGGCCTCACCGAGTTTAAGAACTGCCTCAGTTTTACCGAGCTCCAGTGCCTTTTCAACCACATCCATGTCCTGGGATGCGAGCTTGGAAGTCCGCTCGTCAATGTCCCTTCGCACGTCGTCGCCAACAATAAGCCGGGTAGCGATAGCTCTTGCACGAGCGGTCTTCTGCATTTCTGCAAGCTTATTGCGCAGGTCCTGGGCTTCGGCTTCAGCGTCAAGGCGTTTCTTATCGGCAGCCTCGCTTTGCTTAGCGGCCAGTTTAAGAATCTTAGCAATTTCCTTTTTGCTGACAGTCATTACGCCACTCCTGTTTTAGATTAGCGGGCGAGGGGATTGATGCCCATAGACATGAGATAATTATATGCCTGGGCTACTTTCACGCGTTCGGCCTGCTCAAGGATTCTTGCGGCGGCCTGTTTTTCAACGACTTCGTCTGAAAGAACGTCTACGGTGACGTCGTAACCAACCTGGGCCAGTTTGAAGAGCATGACTGCATCTTCGGAAGAAAGCTTGGCCATGGCTGATTTGATTTCGCCAGGGGTCAGCGGAGTTTCTTCACCGCCGGCAGACTGGGGAGCATAACCCTGCATCGGGTCGGTCGGACCTTTAACGCCCATGCTGGCGTCGGTCACATTGGTTTCGGTAATGTTTTTGGCAGCGTCAGCCTGTGCGTTGGTAGCAACAGTGCCCGGCTCTGCTTTGGGGCTGGCAGTCATGTCTTTGTCAAGACCATATACGCCGGTGCCGTCAACAGCTACCTTCATGATTTCTTTTGCGAGCTTGGTATAGTCAATTTTCACGGATTTCGCTCCTGCGTTTTTGGTATTATCCAGCTCTGCCAAAGCAGCAGCTACGATATCTTCTGCCTGAGATGCTGATTTTTCTTCTTCGCCCTCAGACTCTTCACCGTCTTTGGATTCTTCAGAAGAGCCTTCTTCGCTGCCCTCGCCGTCCTTCTTTTCTTCCTCTTTTTCCTCTTCTTCTTTTTCCATTTCTTCGGCAAATTTAAGAAGGGTATCGGTAAGAACGTTCATTTTGGAAGTTGAACCAGAAGCGGAAGCAGTTTTGACGTTGCTCTTTGCCTTCAGATTCAGGATATCCTGAATGATGGTATTTGATGCTGTCATCACTCTAAACTCCTTTTCAGAAATTTTATAGCTAGCTGACGTAAATTAGTCAACATGGCGTACTAAAAATTAAATCACACCTAATGGTATAGAATATAATTGTTTCAAAGTCAAGGAAGCTGACGCTTGCTTTGCACGAATTAACGGCTCTATGTATAAGTCACGTGCTAGAGCTTTCTGGGCCAGTATATCTTCGGCGCCGCTCTGGTCAGAAGATAATGCGTTTGCGGCAATGTGTGTGCCTGCGCTAAGCAGCGGCAGCAGTGTCAGGCTGTCAGAAGATAGGGCTTTACCTATCAGAAAAGAGAGCATGGAGGCTCTAGATATTTCTTTCAGAAGTTCCGGAGTTATGACGCTATTCAGGGCGCCCATGTCTTCTTCCAGGCTAACACGATTTAGTGCGTTGTCAGCAGCAGAAGTTCCCATGGCGGCTCGCAGCGCCATTGTATGTGCATCCATGTTTGCAATCTTGACACGAGTGCCGGCCGGACCAAGATCCGTCAACACGCAAGCACTGCACTCAAAATATACGTTATTGTCCAATACTGACTTGGCCAGTTTTTCCAAGCCGGCCTGCACAAACAGCATAGCCTGCACTTCATTAGGCCTAAAATATGCGCAGCTGCTTTTAATAGAGTCACACAGCCCGGCAGCTGTTTTAGTCTGCAAGGCAATATCTCTGAGCACAGACATGGGCCTATTCTCCAGAGAGTCTATTAAGCTGTAGTGTGTCTGTGCAGTCTTAGCCATCTCAGCGCGCAAGCTAGACGGCGTAACCAAGCTTCGGAACCCACGCATTGGATCCGAAACGCTTGCTGTTTTTTTAGCACCAAATATCTTGGCAAGTATGCAGGCAGTCTTGTCGGCCGGCACTATGACTATAGAAATATCAAAAAAATCCGGGTTTGGATTTAATAGATAAACTTTACGACCGTCGGGAAAGACAAAATTAAGGCCAGTCTTGGTGACGTGCGTACAGTAGTCTTTTGGGGACGGTGCCTTGTTGCCACAAATAGAGCAAACGTCAAATGGCACGCGGCAGCCCATTGAGAGATTAACGAGTTCGTCGTTTTCTAACTTTTTTACAGTGTCTTTCGGCAGCTTTGTTGTGTCATGCTCTACGACTAGCTCTACTCTGTTCATGCGAGGATTATACGCAGAGAACAGTATCCGGCCGTATCCCTTGGTCGGATCTTTGTTTATGTGATGCATGAACGGCGTGCCATTAAGAAAGCTACCGTGATTGCTGATCAACTCATCTCGTTCAAAATAGTCCCCGTTCACGTTAGAAGACCAGTATTCCCCAGCACCCAGTGCGTTGCACAGGGAGTAGTGCATGTTGTCTTCCGGCACTAACTTTCTTATAAAGTCCAGAACTTCCGGAGGCCACTCACTGGCGGCAGCATGTTTTATCAAGCTGCCGCCAGCAGTCCTTATCGGGTACAGCGATTTTCGAACGCTATCTTCTGATGAGTAATCTAATAGCTTATCCATTTTTTAATCTACGCTGGAGCCTACGCCTTTGATCAGCAGATTCATGATATCGGTCTTCTGCTTGTTGGCAGAGCCTTCGATGTCAAGAATAGACTTAAGAGTCGGGAAGTCCACACCCTGCATGTTATATTCGGCCATATTTTTGATAAACTGGCCAGCTACTAATGGATTGCGAGTCATTGACGGCGAATACTGACTCATGAGAGTCCAGTAGTCGTCGACCTTGTTTGGATCTATTTCCTGAAGTTCCGGAAATCTGTGAAACATTTCTTTGTATGCTTCTTGAGAACGCTTGTGGTCCATGTACTGATTATACATTATTGAACCCAGCGCACCGGCGCCAAGTCCGTAAAGCACCGACTGCAACCCAGGGCGCACGATGTTCTTAAGAATACCCCCGGCCTGGTCAGCCAAGGCCGCACGTTTTTCGCGAAATCTAGTAGCTATTTCCTTGTGGTTCATATTTCCTCCGAATGATGCGCCCTTGAACATAGGCTTTTTATTCAAAATATTTTGATAACTTGCACGCTGCTGCTGCGTCATTCCCAAGCTGTTGTTTAGTTGCATGGGAGACATGGCAGGAATAGTCCCTCCGTTAGAGACCATATTTTTCACACCCTCAGTCCCGCCGGAATACAGAAAGTACGCGCTGAGAGGGGAGAACATGCTGAATCCCATATTAGCCCTCGATTAATTTCTTGTAAAAATCCAGCGCCGGCTGGCCGTTATCAATGGTGTAGGCGACGCTAGGCTGCGGAGTAGAGCTCTCTTCTGCAAGACCGTTGCAAGAGTTAAACGCCTCGATTTCATCGATCATTTTTCTATAATTAGAAATGTTGTCGATGAGTTTAATTATCGGCTCGTTAGTCACTACTTTGACGCCCCGGGCAGCGATAGAGGCATCATGTTCTGGGATAGTCGGCTTCTTGGCTTCTAGTAAAAGCTCTGCTGCATGTTTACTGTCCCTGCGCATCAAGTCTTCGGCAGCTTTAGAAAACACAGCATTGGCGATCTCAGATTTGTCAGTGCCGTCAAAACGCTGCCATAGCGTAAAAGGATTCTCAGTCATGGCGGCTTTCTTTATTAGACCGACGGCGGCCTTGAGGTCGTTGGCCATTTTAATTGTAGTTATCACATACTCAGCTTTAAGATCGTCGATGCGTTCTTGCAGCCTAAGCTTGCTTGCAATTTTTTCTCGATTTGACAGCGTGCGCTTGTGGCTGTCGAAAATATTTTCCTGCGTCCGAGCCACTTTAATAGTAAAGTTGCCGGTATCCGCGTTGCCCAAGTCGGCCAGGAACGTGGGAGCAGTTTCGTATTCTGGAGCGAATACTGAGCTGTCTTTCAGACTGGCGCTTTTCACAAAGTAATTGATATCTTTTTCGGATGCTACTTTCACAGGCTTGGGCTCACTTTTTAAATTTAAATCTGCCAGAACTTTGCCAGAATCCGCAAGCTCAAACTCAAAGCGTCTGTCAGAAGCCGCAGCCATCTTGCTCAGATAAGTGTCCAAATTAGCTGCTTCGCATACCCTGGATACTTGATTAGCATTGAGGCCGTGCTGCTTTGCAAGTTTGGCAACACTCTCGTTCAAGGGCGTGCCCTTTTCCACAAAAGCCGCAGCAGCTGTCTTGCCCAGCTCTTTGAATAGCTTGTCACTCATTTCAGTTTCTCCTGGTTAGATCTCTGATGCGCTTGCTTATCAAAACAGATATATTGAAAATAGAACTTTTAGTCAACTGGCTTAGTTAGTGTCAGCCACCCCGCATAAAATTCGCATAGAAAATAGCAGCCATCTTACCAATCATGCTAGCATGGAACGAGTCGTCGGGCAACACATGATCGTAATACATCGTGCCCGTTCTGGAAAAGTCTATGTAGACCGTCGTAAAATCATCACAAAAAGGTTTGAACTCATCCCACTTCGGGAATAAAACTTTTTGACCCTTGATCTCGTGAATAAACTCAGACATGCACCGAGTTCTATGAAATGTAATTTTAGAATCGTCGACTTCTGGATCCCATTTCATCTTTTCTTTTACGTTGCCCGAAGCATTAAACTCGATCATCGGTACGTCCCCGACCATGTCTTTTAGCTCGGCATTATGATAAAAGCCAGCTCCGTGGTCTACGCCGATAATATTCACTTTGTGGATCTTGGCTAGCTTGGCCACTTCATGCACTTGCTTTCGTGGGTCACTCTCGCGACCGACATACTTTTTCATCCAGATAATTTTATAAGTGCCGTTAGACTGAAGTCGACCCATCGTGGCCACAGTATAGCCCGTGGGCAGGAATCCCTTAGCGGCACCCATACTATCTTCGCCATGCCCCCAGTCCACACCCAAAGCCAGTATGCCCGGAACTTGCGCGCCCGTGGGGGGCAGTATATTGCTTTCCTGTGTGCAGGCGTTACGCAGGTCTAATTCTGACAACGGATTAGCTCCAACGTCAAAGGGCAACGCCAGGACTTCGTTATGAAACTGATATGTCGGGTAAGTATTATACTTATCCAGCATTTCTTCCCAGTCTACGTTAGGAGAAAGCAGCTGGGGCAGCCTAACACCAAATAATCTCTGCGCAGCTGGATCTGAGTTAGTAGCCACCCATTCTCCGTGAAAAGGCGGGCCAAGAATGCCGCTGCATTTTTTACATACTACGCCAGTTCTTCCAACATTTTCTATACCTAAAATGTTCCATTTGTTGCAGTGCTGGCATTTGATGATAAATTCATGCTTGGTGCTTTTTTGGTAAAGCTTGTTAAGTGTGTTGTTAAACGTCTTCGGTGTGCCGGCATACGATCTACGTCTAAGTTCTGGCTCACTACCGGACAAGACTTCGTCTATAATACCGACGTTATCCCAGATAATATCCTGGACTTCGTCTAATATGACTTTGTGTGCGGATATACCGCGAATTGAGTCGGCGCTTAAGTAAGCATATCTCAGAAAGCACTTAGAGTTATTAGCAAAGCTTTTATCGAAAACGTTAGACACGCTGTCGGAATCCATCATTAGGGCTTTAAATACCGGCGAGTATTTTATTACCGGCATGAGCTTGTCGGTTGAGAACGTGCGAGTCTGCTTTTCTCGGGGCGTCACGAATAACGTATTCGACCACGGAATTAGCAGCGCATCGATAAGTATTTCGTTGGCGAGTGTGGTCGACTTGCCCATCTGGCGGCCCATCATGTATACCGAGCTTCTCTGGGGCTTGTCGTATATAAGCCGGAACATTTCTCGCTTTTTAAAGCTGAACGGCTTGCCTTTAAGAGTGAATACTCTTTCTACTAAGTCAGACCTCCGCATTACACTATCTCCCGGGAACCATTCATGAAGTCGTCCATTGTGTAGCCAGTATCATGCGTCTCTAGCTTTAGCTCTTCCAGCAAGCTTCTAAGAACGTCGTTATCTGTGCCTTTTTTGTTCATCTTATCGAGCCTATCGCCTATCTTCATAACTGCGTAGGCTACTTCTTTTACTTCGCCGACAGTGGCTTTTCGCTCCGTCATTTCTTTATATTTCAGATAAATATCCGCCAGCATCTCTTCTAAGATTAACGAATAATTAAGCTTTAGCGACGCGCCGACAGATTTGGCAGCCGCTACCGGATTTCCAAATAAAAGCTTTTTGATATTAACTGATAACTGCACAGAAGGCAAGTCATCGACTGAACGTTTGATTTGCGCCGTAGTTAACTTTCTGACATCCCAGAAAGAATTTATTAGAAGTGCAAACGTGCTGACAGATATTTCTCGACAGAATTTGCTATTAAAAGATTCCGCTATCTTGTCTGGCGTCATAGTTGGGATAGTTGCCAGGACTAGTACAAATTCCCTGTATTTCTTGACTGACAAAATATCCCAGCACTCAACCCAGGCCTGATTATTGCTACCATCTTGATGGGCTAAGTACATGCTGGCTTCGTATTTGTCCGAAATGGCCGCCCGTTCTTCGTTGGATTGCGCTGCTGAGTAATCGGCCATATCCTGCTGCAATTCTGGAGTCATTATGTCCAATATAGTATCCAAGGCCATACTCCGGACTAACTGCAGCTGTCGCAAACATCCGATAATACGAGATGGGTCTCTGCCGCGGAGCAAAGACCCATAAACATAACGTCTGAATGGATAAGGAAACATTAGATCCCTTCCCGGAATACCGTCAGCTCCCTGATAAGATTATCCAGAGCTTCCATCGCGTTGCCCAGAGTCTCTGCGTCGACTATTTCGTTACCCAGTCTAACGCTGGCCATAAGCTTTGCCATGCTGGATAGCGCCTTTTTGTACACAGGCAGCTGTTCATAGAATTCAGCCGGAGTCTCATCATCAAGATACTCTAATGACAGCGCAGAGTCAACACTCTCTTCACTATCTAAATAAGTAGCGACTTTGACCCAGTTTACTTTAGCCAGTTTGCTGCGTGTACCTTTAGTCAGAATAGCACTGGCTTTCTTTTTCAACGGGATAAACACGATAGACTGTCCAACTTCTTTGGCTTCTGCGGCAGTCTTCTCTGCATCAGACTTTCTGACACCAAAGCTATCAAGATAATACGGGAGAGCGCGGCTATCGCAGACTATATTTTCGCTGGCAGCCTTGATTGCAAAAGTATCCCCGCCGCGAAAGATAATTTTCACAGGCTCGGTTTGAGATGCTATTTTATTAAAATACTCACGCTTGCTGCCGAGAATATTTTCATTGTGAATCGTGGCTACTTTGTACAGAATAGTATTCGGCGCCAGGTAAGTGGGCTTTACGTCTTTCGGAAGCAGCCCAGAAAAGTCGCCTGCGGTTTTTTCTTTGTCGAATTTGCTGAGAATAATGCCTACAAACATATCGCCAGACGACTTAGTCTTGCCAATAATGGCCTTACCAATTGGCAGATTTACGACTTTGTCGACAGTGATCGGCTCGAGATAATCGCTGCCTGAGTTGGGCATAATCTCTTCGCCGGAAATCAGATCGTCAGGGGACTTGCTTTCTAACGAATCGGTAATTTCACTTGCAGGCATTTTAGAAGGCACGCCTTCTTTGTCTGCTACGTCATGCAGCAGCCCGCCTTTGCCGAGACCCATGAGTGACTCGGGGCCTTTGACTTGCTTAATCTTAATGACCATAACAGGTGCCACGCTGTCGCCGGAACCACCCATAAAATTAAACATACCCGGGCCAGACACGCGTTTAAACATCTGATCCAAGATGCCTTTAATACCCCCCATGCCGAGGCTGGGGATGTTTTCGTCATCGTCAGAATCTAAATTAGCAAGGGCACAGGCGCTACCGGTTTTAATAAAGTCTACATACTGCTCTGGCATATGTCGCTTCACGAAAGCCTTTGCTTCAGAAAACGATGCGCTGATTTTCTCACGTTTCCCGGAGTTGTCAGTCACATAAATGCTGCCATTCAGAAAACTATCCCGTGTGACAAAAGCGCTTTTATACTTTCTCACGGGAGCCTGGAGTAACTCACTCACGACAGCATTAAAGTGCGGATTCTTGGCAGCGGCACTTTTGTAAAACTTATCTGATACAATAAGTTTGGCCAGGCTTGCCTTATCTTCATCGCTGATGACAGACGCCGTGATTACACGGGTATTTCGGTTGCCAGTGTAAGATGGGACTTCGTTCATCACAGGCTGCGAGTAAAAATCTATGCTGTCTTTATTGCTCATAGGATCTCCTAAGGAAACGTTACTGTTCACAAGGCTGGATATTAAATCAGAAGTGAGATACTGCCATTCGCCATTTATCATGGCTATATCAAATGGCTGTATTTTTTTACTTTTCACTATTACCGGGATCAGCAGGATCTGCCCACCGATATCCACGGTATAAGAGCCTTTAGCGTATAGCTTCTGCGGCTCAAACCTGTCAAGTGTCAGTCTGACCGGGAAGTTGGACAGCTCTGGGAATGACGCAAATAAAATCTTGTTCATCTCGCCAGTCCAAGTGGCAGTATCTTCCGGCAGCTCAACTTCGTAGCCTAAGTTATCAGGAGTGAAGAGCCTATCTAACATTTTAGTTTCCTCCAGGCTGTGCTGGTGGCGCTACCGGTGCGATAGGCTGGCCAAAACCAGGCAACTTTCCAATAGAATTGTCTGCGATGTTGCGCACTTTGTTGGCCAAATATCCGGCGCCCATCATAAGACCACCAGTTAATAGCGCAGGGCCGGCGTAACTGGCTAAGCTAGCCTGCTTAAGTCTGCAGTATTTTGCCATAGCCAGTTTGGTCACACGTTCAAAGTCGATTTGATTAAAATTCATTGCAGACTCCTTGGTTACTGAATTAACGCTGCCATTTTTGTAATTCTGATACATGGCGTTAGCGCCATATAGGCCGCCCATGCCCAACGCACCCCCGAGTAACAGCCTGCCATTTCCGTTAAACGGGCCTTTGCCGGGCTGGGTGGGCTGCCTCCTCATGGCATCGAAACTGTTATAAAAATGGTCATCGCTAGCCCCAGAAATAGTGCCGCCAACTCTATTCGGCATACCCGTCGGAGTGTTGCCCAGTATTTCCGGCGTGGCTGGATTTACGTTATTTAACGTGGACGACTGCGTGCCAGGATTTGCCGTGGGTTGGTTACCTGGTTTGCTGTTATTCTTCCCTTTAGCAGGCTTAGCCGCCGCCGGATTTGTTACTGATGCTGCCGACTGGGCTGAATTAGTCGTCGGCCCTGGTTGGGTTGGCGGAACATATCCCTGTATGCCTGAGTTAGGAGAATTAGCACCAGCGCCAGTCCATTTTGTGCCAGCAGAGTTCTGCGTCATAAAGCTGGGCCCGGATTTGGCACGCGCGCTATTCATGGCAGTAAGTCTACCACGCATACCGCCTGCAGCACCAGCTGCACCACCGAGCATACCGCCCATGAGTGCGCCAGATATACCACTGCCAATTCTGTTTCTAAACGAAGTAGGTATTTCCCTGCCAAGAATATCGTATTGCGTTTCTGGCATTATAAAGCCGCCAATACCGCCGACGCCAGCACCCAATGCCGCGCCCGGCATGGCGCCTTTCAGGCCTCGCTGAAAGAACTTCTGCCACTGCATGGGGTTCGGAGCTGCGTATTTTTCTAAATACTTATCAGAAATACTTAGGAAGTCATTCACGATGGCACCCCTTATTTGGTTCTGGCCAGGCCTGTTATGGCAGACACGATTGCTGACGATGGGCGTACTCTGGCAGCGCCTGCTTTATGCATATTCCCCATGTTATTGATAATATCTGGGTCTATAAAATCCATGCGAGGAGCTGTGTGCATCGGGGGGCTCATTACCGGGGCCATGGGCGTCATTACTGGGGCCGCCGGAATAGGAGCCTGGGTCGGCTTAGGTCTTGGTTGGGTGTTTTTCGGCTCGGCCGGTGTGGGCTTCAGCTGCTGGGAGTTGGGATCGGCATTAGGATCACTGGCGTTACCAAATATATTATCGAATCCGCCGCCCGCACCGTAGGTTGCCGCGCCCACAGTACCAAGGCCGGCTACTCCGAGCGTGCCTAAACCTGCAGCTCGCAGCGCTTTCTCACCTATTTGCTTTTTCAGCATCTCACGTGTGCCATCACCGCTAATGGGCTGGAATATCTTTCTATCGTACAGTTCTTTCATTTTAAATAAATCGGCACGAAGCTTATCCGCTTCTTTCTGACCGAAGCCGGCGCCAAGGTTCATGTCCATTTTACCAAACATATTTTCCACGCCGGCACGATCTCCAGTAAGCATGGAGCGAAGAACTGCCTGGTCAGCATCTCTAATTGGGGCGCCGCGAAGTCGATTCCACCAACCCGGGAGTTTCCCGCCTATGTAGTGTCCTGCCCCAGCCCCCGCCAGGGTGCCTGCCGGTCCGACAACGGTGCCGGCTGGGCCTAGAAGAGCGGCAAGCAACCCACCAGTAGTCATGCCAGCTAATTGATTAGCACCGTCCACCGTATCGTCAACTAGGTCAGTGGGTGCCTTGAATCTTTTGGCCAGAGCGCCTTCGCTTACGGATTTGAGGGTTTTGGCCGTATTTTCATTCAGCATCGGGTACAGCCTGGCTGCAGCCGGGCCGAATTCTTTTGCAATAGCAGGGTCAGCCAGGGCAGACACGTCGCGTCCCATTAGGCCAGCCAGTATCTGGCGTTTGATATGTGTGTTATAGTCATCGCCATTCCACCAGCGGCTAAACGCGCCACGAGAGGCATCGTCGGCAGACAGGCTTGTTTGCAGGCGAGACATTAGCCCGGCCAGGTCACCTTCATCACGAAATACAGCAGTCGGATTGAGGTTCCTACCGCCCTTGGTGGCTACAGAGTGCGCGTTGGCAACTAGCTTCTCTACTTCAGGGCCGAGCTTGGCCTGATTTAAAAATGCTTCCATTACTTCCGGCGGGGCATTCTTTCCAGATAACTGCTTAGCCAGCTGTCGCATATTAAATGCGCCAGCACCAGCTCCGATAGCAGCGCCGCCGGCGCCGTAAGTCAGCGCGTTCATAAGCCTGTCGCCAATAGTCGGGGCTTTATAGCTTTTGGCGCCGACTATATTTTCAGATTCAGTCCCAGGTGCTGTGACAAAACCAAGAGCCGCGCCAAGACCTGCACCAGGTAATGCACCCTGCCGCCCGCCATACTGTGCTAGCTGCATAAGTGTCTGTGGGTCAGTCATGCTTCCAGACATGGTTCTGGCACGCGCATTTAATAAATTTTTAAAATCTTTGTCCAGAGTGGCGAAATCTGTCGGGTCGATTTTGGATAGAAAATTTCGCAGCTTATCAGCCGTAAGTGCGTTATAGATATTATTAAAGTTTCGTGTGTTAATTGGGTTTGCCATTATTAACTCCCCTTGTTATGCCGGATAAGCGGTGCAAATGTTTCAGCAATGACCTTGGCAGTATCAGTAATATTCGCGGTGAGGGATTCTCGAGTGATATTGCTTTTAGCTATATCTTTTATAAACGTATCAGCGTATCTATCAATGAAATCCCGATACTTTTCCATTATGGACTCCGCACTGCATAAGATTCTGCCATTTACGCCGACGATGAATTTGAATTTGGCAACAGACGTCAGTATATCATCGCCAGAAGATTCTGTCTCTCTTACTATAAGTGAAAAGATAGATTTGTCAATTCCGGCCTCCTGAGCCTCTTCGTCTTCAGTGACATGAAAGCCGATTTTTACGAATAAAATATTTGCCTTAGGCGTAGTCGCATCTCGGAAGACCCAACTAGTCGTAGCATTGAAAGTCTTAGGGTCAGAATCCATAATTAAGTCTGCAGTATCTGTAGTAAATCTTGCGCGCTGAGTATTTATATTTATCGTATTATTCGCACTGTTTAGCTGCACGTAGCATTTGGCCGAAGCCTGTGCTGTTATGTGCTCGGCAACTCGGCGCATTAAGAAATAGCATTGATCGCTGGCTTGGATGCAAATATCCCCCATGCCGACTCTGCGACGATTAACAGTCCTGTCGCCTGACTCTTCGTTAGTCGGATGCGCAATAAAGCCCAATATGGCAAACTGACAAAAACCGTACTCGGCCACTAATACGCACGCGTTATTCTGTGGCATGGCGTACATACCATTGCCATTTAAGAAAGAATACGGAGAAAGCCACGGGACATCGTCGGCAATACGGCCACCTGGCAACCTCACGCGTGCTGTATACGTCAACGGGTTAGTGACGATTATTACACCTTCGTGTATTGCTAAAGGCCTGCTCTTATAAAAATCTAGCATAGTGCCTCTTCTTTTTTGATTAGTTCGGCCAGCGCCTCGCTTCCACGGAGCTTGTCAAAAGCGGTTTCTTTTATCTGCCTAATTCGTTCTTTAGAGACATATAAGACTTTAGCCACCCATTCTAACGAACGGCGCATCTCACCACCGCGCCCAAATAGCAAACTCAACACAAAGGCTTCTTTAGGGGTGACAGCATTTTCTATAACTGCCCACAGCCGTTTCTCAAACTCTTTTTGGGATAAGTCGTCATCGATAGAGTCGTCGGGTGATGGATTTTTAGTCAGTGTGTCTTCGTAAGTCACATAGTCTTCAAGCGTGGCTATGCCACCGACTTTTGGTGTCTTTATTAAATCAAGCACGATCGCTATGCGCTCTTGAGATTCTCCAAGCTGCCTGGAAATTTCTATGTAATTCAAGCTCGGGTTAGAGTCTAACAAATGCTTTACTTTGCTTATTACAGAGTACATGCTGCCCGGCAGCGCCATCAAACCAATACTTTTCCGAGCGGCACTGAACATTTTCATGCGCACCCAGTGTTGGGCATATGTTAGAAACGACGACGTATTACAATCATATTTTTCCAAGGCGCGCAGTATGCCCTCGAACCCTTCACTGATTAGCTCATCTAGCTCGACGCTAGGATAGCGATTCGCGACTTTCCTGGCTGATTTGTACAAGTAATTTTTGTACTGGTTAAATAGCGCGGACATCATGTTTTGATTCGTCAAAATCTTGTCTTTGTGCAAGCACAAAAACATATCTACCGTCATGGACTCGGATGCAAATAATTTATTTAGTTTCTGACATGAACAGCTCATAGCGCACTCTTTCTTGCTCCAAGTCTATGACTTCGGATAGAACTAAAATTGACTCGATTAAAGATATTTTCTCGGCCGGAGACTTATCTCCTAGCGCCGAGATTATATTTATGATCTTGATCGTATCGCGCTTAAAGGCCTTAAGCAGCTCTTCTTTCTTTTTCGCAGTCAGCACTGATCGCAGCTTTCCCATTCCGGCTCCTTACAAAAGATCTGGCGTCGACTTATCGACGGTAAAGCCGGCAAATGCCGGGCCACGAAGAGACTTGGCTACCAAAGGCTTGTCAGAAGTAATTTTTACAAGCTGGCCAATGTATTTCTTTTTATTCTCAAATATTTCTTTCCTCATGGAGTCGGAAAAGCCAGTGCCTACGTTGCCTACTTCTGCACCAGACCTGTCTTCTAGCACTAACGACCCCATGTGATTCTTAAGACGGCCGTCGCCTTCTAAGACGTCTTTTATTTTTAAATCGTAATCAATGCGATTTTTCTTTTTTAGAAACTCTCCAGTCGTTCTATCTTGGAGAACTATGCCCTCGCCATTATTAGACACGACCCGTTCGTAAAAATCCCGCAAAGATTCGGTCGGCCGTTTTCGTTCCGGCGGTTTGATATATGAGTTTGGTATTGCGTTGGCAACTTCGTCGACTATCTTTATACGCTCTTCGGGAGTGAACTGTGAAAAGTCTTTACCTTTGTATTTTACGATTTCGAACGGTATAAATTCCGGCTTACCATGTTGCTGTTGCAGCTGCATGGATTTTATCGGGTTGGCGATAGTCATGGCCGACAAAATATTAAAGCCCTTCGGATGATGTAACTCCCCTCTAAGCACAGTCCCAGCATACTCTTTAGGGACTTCGGTGTATTTTAAGTGCGGGTAGTTATCCTCCCTTGGGATTAAGCTACCGCTGACGCCAAGATTCTGGCTCGTCAGGGCCACACCCTTTTCAGTAAAGTCCGCAATGAAATGCGCGCCGTCATACTTACGAGAAGCCGTGTATAAGTCTTCAGGCAAGTCTGCCAAATCCCGTGAGACTTTCTTGTAATCGGGCCTGGACTCCCATGTTCTTGGGAGTTCTTTATTTTTTACCGCCATCCATTTATCGGCTTCGGTTTTAAACAACGTAAAATTACCAGAGTTCGGGCCCTTCGGAATATGGACATGCAACTTATCTTTATCGGTCTGGGTTACAATAACTTGCTGTTTATCGTAGACTTTTACGTCACCGGCACCGTACTCGCCTTTTGGAATAGTCCCTTCCCAGTTCATATAGTCAACTACATGGTCTGGCTGGCGTATTAACAGCCTTGGCGTTCCTGGGGCGTCTGGTAACCCTTTCTTTGTGGCGAACGAGACAGCTTTGCCATTTATGTTAAAGCGAATATCATAGTGCAGCCCGGCACGATCGGCAACGTGCTCTTGGATGGCCATGTCAGTGACAGCCGCCTCCGGCACGTTTATGTCAGACATGCGCTTGATTACCTGATTTTGACGCCTGGATAAATCTGGCATAACTGCCCCCTTATTCTAGGGTAAAATTGAGCTTAATAAAATCACAACTTTTGGCTGAGTTTATGGCAGTCAGTATGCCCTTGTCCAGCAAGTCTTTAGCGACGGTGAGTGCATCGTTCGGAGAAATATTTTCCTGGCAAGAGACTAGGTGCACTTTCCCGGAAAAGCTTTCAGTGGCTTGGCCCGGGCACGGAGAGTTCTCACTATCACATAAATTTACCGCAAACGTGACTTTATTTACGGAGTTTTCTGTAAATACGTTGACCACTGCTGGGACTAGCCTCTGCGTAGAGACGTTAACTAAGTGCACAAAATCCGGGCAGACAAACTTTATAAATTCATCCCCTGTTAAATATACTGCAAATTCTGATATCTGGCTCTGAATACCCATGTACAGAATCCTCCCTTTCTCAAGTAAAAAACCCGCCTAACTTATTTTATAAACCAGGCGGGGATTTAAATCAATGATTATTGAGTTTTTTCGGGCTGAGATTTTCTGTAAACGTGCTCGCAATAGCCGTCCAAGATACTTTCGTCGGGAGTGTATGAGAATATGATAGCAGTGGCACGAATGGCGATTCTTGACGAAGCAGCCTCGTCGGCACCGACGGCAAAGTCTATCATTTGCACGCTGATCTTGTCGCCGCCGATGGGCTGGATAATAAGCCTTAATGGGTTGGCCACAATTGCGGAAATGCCATCGTCAGATTTCAGTTCGGCCACGATGCGTGTGCCATCCAGCAGCCCCATAATAACGACAGACTGGCGCTTGATGCTGCCAATTCTAGAAAGATCCATCACGCTAGGTATGGCATTGCTCCCGATGTTACCCAGTTCCATTACCATTTTAATTCTCCCTGATTAATATTTGCCTTTTTCCCCCTTGCCGAATTCACTACCCATGATATACGGTGCTACCGGATTATACGAGTGCTGATACGATTTCCCTCCGGAAGCCACAGCATCCTGCAAGACAGACTGTATACGATTAGTATTCAGTTTGGCCATCCAGTCATCGGTGACTTTTGAGCTGAAATCAATGCCCAGCAGTTCTGGCTCATGAATTATCGGCTTGGTCGGATTAAGTCTATTATAAGCAAGGACTTTTGTCAACTGCACTGTGTCCCCCGGTAAATAGTCACTGCCCGCAGGGTCAATAATCTTAGTGACGTTAGTAGTGGCCCGAACTAACGTCTCGAACGATCTCCGATTCAATGGCACGTTTTGATCCGTGAAGGTCTTCTGCATTTCGTCAATTAGAAAATCCTGTGTAGCCCGGATGCCTTTCGTAGCAAGCAGCTCCTGCGGCTTTACGGCGCCCTCGGACAAGGCATCACCCTTAGAGACTTTATCTCCGATTTTTACTTTAAGCTGGCTTACCGGGCAAAAATGCCTTTTGTCGCCTATGAAGACATTCATACCACCGGCAGGGTTAGGTTTGATATCGGTTACGATGCCGTCGAGTCTGGCCAGCGTAGCTCGGTCTCGAATAAAATCCGGGAAGTGTGAGAGCTGCTGTAGCTTGTCAAAACCAGAAGCCAGTGTCGGGCCAAATGTGGCCACAGAGCCCGTGTGGAAACTTTTCATAGTAAGCTGTGTAGTTCGCTCTGTAGCAACCTGGCCAGCCTCAGTACCAACATTAGCCCCGATCTCAACCGGAGAGCCATTTGCATTGCTGCCGTAGCATTTCTGGCACACGCCCTCATTAGCTTCGCAAGTAATTGGCGACCTGACTTTTATGCTCGGCCTGCCAGATCTGAGAAGCTCTTCGTAGCGTTTGTTATCTATTAGCACGCCGTCGTCAGCACCATATCGCCATAGCACGTCCATTTTGCTTTTCGTCAAAGGCAGCTCGATACCATTCTTAGTGCCACAGTCCTGCTCGGATACGACTTGATCCACCGCCACGGATATCATTTGCTTGGCAAAATATCCCGGTTCCGCGGTCTGCAGCACACGGTCAATTATACCTTTTCTAGCGCCTGACGCCGCAATCCAGAAATCCGAGGCAGTCACACCGTCAGAGTAGCTGCGAGTTATGGCCGACGGGACTAACCGGCCCTCTTCGTTCATAACGGCTAGCGGCGCAAACTTGACCTGCTTGACTGAGTCTAGGCCGGGCTTACCTGCAGCAACTGACATAGTGGCCAGATTATTTTTCCAGACGTTATCTTTGATCCATTCTTTGCCGGCCTTATTAAAGTCCCCGACCATGTTTGACAAGAACTTAACTTTCCCAGAATCGTCTAGCTTGGCAAAGTCTTTTTTGATCTTGTCTTTGAATGGCTTCATAAACTCCGGAGAGTGCTGCACGTCTCTAAGAGTCAGGCCTATGCCAGAAGCAGCAACGTATTCCGCAGCCACCCGAGTTATGTCTGCAAAGCGCTTGTTAACGTTTTGGGGATCTTTGCTGGCTACTTCTCTTAAAAAAGCGTCTACTTTAGAATTGTCTATGCCACTTTCTGGAATCGCAACGCCGGCTGGTATTACTTCTTTGAGTTTTTCCCTGCCGAACGTGGTCTCGTATCCATTAATAGTCACGATATCTGAAAGATTTATCTCGTTTCTAAGAAAGGCCTGTTCGGCTTCTTTTAGCGAATTAAATTTAGCATCTGGTTTTTTGGTGCCCTTAGTAGACACGGCAAATAGCCCGAGCTGCATATCGTGGGAAGGCTTTAGCGTCACCGAATAGTCTCTAGGATCGTCTAATATTTTAGACGGCATGAATTTTTTGGATTCTTCTACAGCTGCATGCGTAACAGGGACGTAGATGCCGACGCTATCCTGAACCACCAGGCCGTCGATAGTCATAAACGTATAGGGCCCGGGCGCGGTTATGTCATACAGTGTTTCTTTCTGAGAAGATTTCTCAACAGAGACAGCGTATGTCCAGCTTACAGATTCATCGCGGACTAACTCCTGCCAGAACTCAGGGATTTGGGAAAGCTTGTCTTGCTCAGCCGCGATATTCATAATATCCCGGGCCATGCTTCTCGTAATGCAGCCAGTTTTTAAGGCCCGCTGCATAGTGACATAGATAGAAAACTGCTTGGGGTCCCTGTCTTTCTTTTTAGTAGCTCCAGGCAAAAGTTTTTTGGCACGTTCAAATACTATCTGACCGAACGGGACTAAATCAGTCCTGCCTAGCTTATCTTCAGATTTCTTGTCTGGCGTAGTAGCCAAGAATTTTTCATAAGCGGCAGCGTTGGCCGAGTGAGCCAGTGATAGCGGCAATTTCTCAGAAAGCAAGTCTCTATTATAGAAGTAAACGTTGTAATACTTTTCTTTATATTTAGTTATCTTGGCTGTGAGGCCCAGGCTCTTCGCCAGCGTCACGACTTCGTAGGCTAGTCTCAGTGACATAGTGTGATATGACATCATAAACTGTGCTTCTTTTTTAGTGGCTGCCTTAACCCATACAGCGGTTCCATCGGTGTCTATAAGGCCGGAGAGCAAGCCAATTCTGAAGTCTTTCGGTGCGGATAAATACCAAACCGGCAGGTGCTTATTCGCTGCGCCTTTGCCAATCCATTCGGTAATATTTCCTGCCAATGAAATATTAACGATGGTGTGTTTTTCGCTATGACAATCGTGCCCGTCGTATTTATGCGGAGAGGCTATAGAATACATTTTTCTGTCGCCAGCGCACAGCGAGTTCGCCCCGTTTTCGAAGGCGGCTGCTATGCCGGGCTCAATACTGGCAAGGCAGATATTTCTATCCACACATTTGCTCGTCCTGTCATCTGAAGTTATCCAGCCATCCCCCACCATCAAACCCATAAAATGACCCAGTTCTTTTGTAAGTGGCGCCGACTCCTTAACAAGATTACCGCCCCTACCGTCAGAATAATCCTTGAGATGGATCTCGGCTATGTCACCGGCAGTTTCGTAAGTCATGAGGCTTCTAGGAATGGCCTTGCCCGGCAGATCATCTGGGCGGCATTTTATCAAAGTACCAGTCTCGAAATCATACACTATGGCACTGTGATCTTCTGACATTATAAGCGTGTCTTTCTGCGCAGTAGTCACGATCCTGACTTCTAAATTTGGGTGAACAGAGAATTCTGTAACTGGCACTTTTACGAGTCTGCGCGTTTCGTTGTCCAGCGTGAAAATAGAAATACCATCAGGGACTTTGTATATGAAATTTCCCGATGGCGTTATCTGTTTGGAGTCTTCTATTCTAGGGAAGTCTTCTAAATTCACATGAATCAGTTTTTCATCGTCAGAAATAAGCATCGCAATATCTTTACTCGGCATGTTAACACTCCTCTGGTTTATAAATTCATCCATATTCATAATACCAGAGTTCAAGTCAGATGTAAATTTTTTATTTTTGTCAACTCGTACAACAGCAAACACGCTGCCAGAAAGACAGTCTCCGTCAAAATCCATATGATAGCCACCTACAACTAACGGATTTACCTTGATAGAACTACCGTTCCAGAGTTTGGGCATCATGGCAAGCATACTTAACTTATGTAAGCTTGGTGAGCGGTTCACCCATACAGGACGATTTTCGGCCACCCGTTCCATCGCAACTTCAGCGCGGGGATCTTTGCTTTGAATCATCTGCTTAGCCTGCATATTCGTGTAGCCCATTTTGGTGAGCTCTCTGTGTATGAAAGGCTCAAAGATATTCCAGCCCATAGCCTTGGGAAGCATTACTTCATCAGGAGAGACGTCCACTGATGGTGCGACTGTCGACTGGCCGGTCAGCTCTTGTTTCTTGGAAAAAACCACGGCTTGAAAGTAGCCTTCTTTGGGCTGGTTGCCCTTGATCGTCTCTAATGCGCCGACTACCTTCTTTTCGCCACGGGCTATAATAGGATCGCCTAAGCCCTGCACAGCGCGAGCTGCTGCAAATAAGTCCTCTCTGAGTTTTTTCTTGGCAAACTCCGGTAGGCCTTCAGATGCCTTTAACTCTTTGTTTACCATAATCAAATCTCGATACAGAAAGTTTATCGGGCTAGTAGAAAGGCTGCCGTCCGGGAGAGAGTATATTGGGCGCATGTGCGGGGGCAGCACTGGAATATTATTCACGACGTAGGCTTGCGCCGGAGTCTTACCAGTATCGACTAATGCTTTAAGATAGCGCATGCGCTTGTTTAGTTTGTCCAGCTTGTCGCCGCTGGCGCTCTCTGCTTCTTTCTTAAGCCGGTCTAATTCAGACTTTGGATCAATATCCGCCAGCATGGTTTTTACGGCCATGCCGCCAGTTATGTAGCCGTCTTTTTTGTCAGCCGAAGTGTCTTTGGTGACCGGGTCTATGAATGTATTCCCAGAAAGAACACTCTCAAATTTCTTTACCGGGATGTTTAGTACAGCGGCAGCGGCCGGTGCCATTATCGGTGATACGACAGGCTCATGCAATTCTATATGAGTCCATTTCTTGCCGTTCAAGCCACCGGTTTTAGCGTCGTCAAATAACCCGTCTTTAATAGGCCTTAACGTCTTGGCCATCATTACCTGGGCGTCGTCAATGGCGCCGTTTGATTTGCTCAAAATTTCGTCATCAGTCATGGGCGTGAGCATCATCTGCTGGCCATCTTTTTTAATATTAATGCCGGCAGCCTGCATAAGTGAGAAAAGCTTATCAGTAGAGAAGGGCGTTTTGGGCGTAGGTATCGGAAGTCCCAGACGGATCTTGTTCCAAAGTTCCGGATTCTTGCTAGCCTTGAAAGTAGACATTTCAAGTAAATTATCACGCGCTCCGTGAGCGATCATGGCATTCCAGGTAAGACGGTCTAGTGCACGAGCTGACGTCCCACTGCCTTTAGCAGGTTGTTCGTCGGAATTATAAGCTGCGTATGGCCCGCGAGAGATCATTTTCTTATCAACCGTATGGGTAAGCTTCATGACATACTGCGGTCCGAAGCTAGTTTCTGCCAGAAGACGGCCAGTTTTAGGATCGTACATTTTTTCAGATGGCTTGACCCCGTAGCGCTTGGCTAAATTCTCAAGCTCTACGTTAGACTTAATATTCGGATCCATGTTGGTAATTTTTATAGGCGAGCCTTTTTTCAGGGCTGCCTTGCCGGCAATGGTTTCATAGATCTGTGCAGTGTTAATACGGCCAGGGACGCCATACGGAGACGTTACGACATCGGCGCGCACGCCGGTTTCCGACACCGGCATCTCGTCATCAGGCAGTATACTTGTAATAATACCCTTGTTACCGTAGCGACCTACGATCTTATCGCCTTCTTCGGCTTCTTTCTCAGTGCTGACGTGCACGGTGATTTCGCCGTTTACATTTACAACACGGTCCACCCTGCCGACAGTATCGTGGTCGTATTTGATACCACCGTCAGCATATCTCGACATGAGAGTTTTGGATAGCTTACCCAGTGCTACGTCGGTTTCCGACGGTTCCCGATAATGCAGCAAGGCTACTAAAGTATCGCCGGGTTCGACTATTTCGCCGGGCTTTATTATGCCGTTCTCGTCTAGCTTATTCTTCTGTGCAGGAGACATTGCCATCGGAAATTGCTGCAAATAAGACGGCACGCCGAGCTTGTCTTTAGGGCCTACGCTTGTTTTATACGTGTGCTGGTGCTGGCTGGTTAGTTTCTTAGCGGCGCTTTGGGAAATCAAAAAGCCATCTTCAAATGTCATGTCTTTGAAGGGCAAATACGCAATATTTAAGTTCGTGCCTAGCGCCAGCGTGTTGTCTTTCGTGAAGTTGTCTTCTGCGATAGCCTGGCCGGCCTTTACTTTGTCTCCGACTTTTACAGTGAAATCACTATGCAGGAAAGCTTTATTAGCCAGCGGAAAATGATCATATCGATATACTTTTACAGGCTTACCACCACCGTCTGGTTCTACTTCTGCGTAGTCTGCGGTGACTGATTTTATAGTCCCAGTAACCGGCGCTTTTACGGAAAAAATTCTGGCCGCAGCTTTTTCTTCCGTATCCAGCTTTATGCCTTCTGGCGTATATGTGCTCTCCATGCGCTTTACCTGTACTAACGGGGCCTCTCTGTCTTTTAAGGAGATAGCCTGCCCGAACATCTTGTTGGCCATCATGGCGCGGTTACCCTGCACTGATGCTTGAAATGGCATCAGATTAGAGCTTAGCGAAAACATGTCGCTGGCATCTCGTAAGACGTATTCTACTTCAGAAGGATCTACTTCTACGATTTTGCCTTTGTGTAGCACGCGTGCTTTTGGAAAGTTAAATTTTTTCGTAGCTTTATCGTACTGATCTGGTAGCGCTACTTTGTTGTCGTAAGTCTGCAGCTTAGAGAGCATTTCGACATTGCCAGTTTTCAAATTTATCAGGGGAGACTTAATCTCGTTATCTGATACCTCCACTGCTTTGGCCAAGTTTAGATTTACGCCGATGCGTTTAGATTCTGGGGTCTGAGACGGATCTAATGCACCCATGTGTGAGTTGCTTACTGCACGCATGCCCGCCGTGACTATGTCCAGGCTGCTGATACCACCTTCGCCGAGCAAAGTCGTGCGGGTCAGTGCATTGGCCATCGCAATGGGATTAGTCTGGTCAGAGCTTGTGCTCAGACTAGACTGTGTCAGAAAGCTTCGCAGTGGCTTATTCAGAAATTCTTTGGTGTATATGTCCCGAATAGAATCTTTTGAATTTAGATTATTCTTAATTTTATTCTGTATCTCACGAGCTTTGGCAGAAACACGGGCACCTAACAAATCTTCTACAGCCATGATATTCTTAAAAACAAGACTGTCGCGTTCATCTGGCTCCGCTTCTTGCTTAGATACTTTAATAAGCTTGTCCGACGTGCGCAGCAAAGCCTCTGGAGTTATTTTATCAAAAGCCTGTCCCAGCGTTATTTTAGTCGTATCTTCAGACAGGCCAGTATTTTCGAAGAACTTTTTTATCTCTGATTTCTGAGTGTCTATGTCAAGACCTGGCTCTGCCTTGCTTCGATATAAGCTGTCGTATACTTTAGAGATTTCTCTAGAAAGTTTTTCAGGGGTCATTTTGTTTATATCGAACAGCTCTTGGCCCCATTTGTTTTTTAACTCAGCATCTGACACGTCTAGCGCCTTCATGACAGCATATAGACTTGGATTCTGACCGCCAATTTTAAATTTTAGTTTGCTCGACTCTGGATCCATCCACATAGCCAGGCCTGCCGTACCGCCTTTGCTAAGATTAAAAAATGATTCTATCTCGCCATTGTCTTTTACACGCGTATAAATGCCAGGTTTTAGACGCAGCTGATTGACCATATGATAGTCATTGCCGCCGTATAAGAAAGTCCCGCGGTTAGTCATAATCGGCTGGTCAAGCAGCGTAACTTTGGCCCGGTCTATAATTTTGCCAGTAGCCTTTTCTTTTAAAACTAGCGTAGCCTTCACAGGCAGTGTCAAATCACGGCCTTTTAGTTTGGCATCCAAGTGATTCTTGACGTTAAAGCTGGCATCATAGACTTCTGATTTATTTATCTTGTCCATGCTTTCGATGTATAAAATTCTATCGTTGGTTTCGATAGGGAAAATGCTTTTGTCGACGGCTTCGCGGATCATTGAGCCAATCGAGCTTATTCTATCAAGACTGTTTTGATACATGGCTATCTCCTGTGAAATCTATTCTGAATAAGAATATCTCAGATGGCATTATAAGTCAATCAGGCTGGCTTGACTTAGTGCGCTTGCATAGCGTATATAATAGTAAAGCCCAATCGGAGAAAAATATATGCGCGCTCAGAAAAAAATAGCGTCAATGTTAGATACAATACGCCAGGCCATAACTAGTAAGGCCGACGATTTCACAGGCATGCTCGGTGGCAAACTGGATGATATTTCGCGTGAGCTAAGTATGACAGGGCCTACAGCCGCCACTGGGGCTACTATCGGTGGCGCATTGGCTGGCGGTGGCGCTATGGGTGGCCTGGTGCTTTCTGAGCTAATAAAGCAATACGGTGAGTCGTCAAGAGAAGAAGCTCGCCAGGATGCCATAGTCAAAAAGCTGTTATACGAGCTTTCACAAGGAGATATGAATTATGGAAAAATACGGAGTATGTAAGACTGAGAAAGAAGCTGGAATGGGGCCTGCTGTCGGATACTGCGAGAAATGCCAGGCGCCTATCATAGCCCAAAAAGATGGTCTGAAACGCAAGACATGTGACTGCGACAAATAAAAAAAAATAACCCCGAGCGAATGTGCCCGGGGTTATTTTTATTGCTAGTTAAATCGGAGCCGGAGCAGAGCCACGGCCGCGAAGCAGCTTGATAAGTCTTAAGATACCAGCAGCGCCAAGGCCACCAGCACCGGCCGCAAGAGCTCCCGCGAATTCTGGGTTTTCCCTAACTGCGCCAGAAAGATTTCCGCCAAGTTCCCTAATAGTGGCGTCCATACCAGTGTCATTTCCTGCAGCCATCAGTGAATCCTGTTCGCCCAGGATGTCATACCTTCTGGAGCCGTCGGATTTAGCTTTGGCCATAGCTCTATCATACTCTCTTTCGGCGAGCTGCTTTTCTGCCACCCGCTGATCTTTGGCAGCGCCTATGGCCGGATCATATTTATTGTTTATTGCCTCGATGCGTCTATCGACATCATTACTATTTATCTGGGCCAATCTCCTGTCTGTGTCAGCGGCCTCTTCACGCTTAACGTCTGCGTCCATGCCTCTTATGGCTTCCAGTATGCCGACGATTTGATGCTTTCTGTCTACATCTTCGTTAAGCATGCGATTGTTATCTGCCAAGTTATACGCGGAGGCTGTGCCGGATGCCACATCTCTAACATCCCCTAGCAACCTCGCTAATATCTCCCCCTGGCCTCTGGCACCACGCAGTGCGCCCTCTGCCACGTCCAGTCCTTGGGATGTTACGTCATCTAGTCCTCTCTCCATGGCGCTACCAAATGATGATGCAGCTCCACGAGCTCCGGACATAATAGCCGCACCCATGCCAGGCCCATCTTTTATTGCGGATACGATAGACCGTGTAGCAGGTCTCCTTCTAAGCATCGCGGCAATCTCTGCCCGTCGTGAATTCTGGAAATCCAACTCATCTCCCATGCTATCTTCCCGCATACCAGCATTTAGGGCTTCGTTGTATCTTGAACCAAGCCGGTCTATGAAGTTATGACCTTTTCTAAAAGCACTGCGGCCGGCGTCTACCACCTGCCCTAGAGCCTCTTCTACCGGCTGAGTTACTCTCTGGCGGAGCCTATCCAGCTCCTGACGAGCTAGAAAACTTCTAAGCTGAGCTTCCTCTGATGCAGAAGTTCCTGCGTCACTAATGCCTCTGGCAGCCCGACCTGCGCCGTCGCTTATCTGCTGTCCAGTCATTTCTGCAGCATCCATTATCGCCGGGCCGTACTCGTTTGCCATTCTACCGGCACCTTCAGCGACTCTCATGGCGTCGTTATCAAAATCCTGGAATGAATAATTTTTCATTCTACCCACACCATCACGTAGATAATCTATGGCACCGTTAATGTCAGCTGTTCTACTGGCAACCCAATCCTTGGTTTTCTGATTCGGGCCAAGATACCTAAAATCGTCACCGGCAGCGGCTTTAGCCATCGCCATTTTGTTGATATCGCGAGCAATCTTTTCACGTAACATGTAATTTCTCCTTAGAGTATATTTCGTTTCTGCGCGCCGCGAAGCAGTTTTAACAAAGCACCGCTGACGTTGGCTTTAGTATTTCTGGCAATATTATTTGGGGATGCTATCTGCGACAGCTGTTTTGCTTGAGTCTTGGCCCAGCCCTGGCCGTCTAATATCTCACGGGCACGAGCATTTTCGCTGATACGAGTGGCCAATTCTGCAGCACGGACATCTTGAGTAAGCTTATCAATTAAGCTTTTTTCCAGAGTGCGTTTACCAGAAATGGCACCGTAAGATGCCAAGCCGCCGAGCCCCGCCATAGCTGCCAGTGCTTCCGGAGGGGGAGCTGCACCGGCCATCTCTGACCAATCATTAGTAGCCATATCCCACTCTGACATAGGCACGCCTTTTTCGGCCGCCATTTTTTTAACATCAGCTGCAAGTTTCTCTATTAGCATTTATTGCTCCTGTCCCATATTGGCAGCACCTTTGCCCAGGTAATATTTTGCTATGGCACTGAGGGCCCCAAGACCCAGACCAGCTCCGGCACCTGCCAGGGCACCTGCCTTGTAATAATTAGGCGGCGCTACCATAGCACCAAGCATAGGCAATAGATATGCGCTGGATAACGCCCCAACGCCAGCACCTGAAAGTACGTTTGGTAATACATTATCCAGCATGGCGCTGGTCAAGTGCGAGTCTCCGGTATAATTAGACATCGCACCGTAGACTCCGGCGTCACCCAGTGACTCGTATATGTTATTATGCTGGCCACGAAGGGCCTTTAAGAATCTGTCAGTTTCTGAAGAAATTTTCTGCATATAAACTGCCTTTTTAAAAGCTACTCTTATCATAAATATAGCCCGGACAAAAGTCAAATATTCAGTAAAAACAAGCCCCGCTTATGTTATAAGGCTAGCAGATATTTAAATGTTTATGACTTGCCCCGAGCTACTGCGTTTTTTAAAACATGCAAAACAACATGGCGCTCAACAGGTCACAGATGTAGTATTAGGAAGGGGGAAACCTGTTCATGGCTGAATTTAAGCAAGGCGATATTGTTTGGTATAACACCGGAGATCACATCGTCAAATGCACCATTACGAGAGTGGACGATCAATGGCGAAAGAAATATGGCAAAGATGGTGTTTTATACTATGAAATTGACGAACCAGTTGGACGTTCGCTTGCTGATTACGAGCTAACTTACAGTTTTGATGAAGCATCCGCAGATTTTGTCAAGACGTTCAACGAATACGCTCAAATGCGGAAAGAGGCGGGAAAAAACGAAATGCCAAATCCATCACCGACACTACAGGAATCAAGAGAATTATCCTGTCGTGGAATTTTGGCGACACACCTAGAAGGTGATGATTTTGGCAAAATGGAAAAAGTACCACAAAATGAAATTGATGAGTTGATGAGTCTTTATCCCCCAAAAGAGTATAAGAAAGACTGGTTTGGCTGGGAAGATATTTGTTGCTAGATAAAAATGTTTAATCTAAAAAGGAGTGCCTTATGCGTATTCATAATTTTGTGAGATGTTCTGAGGTCGAAGGTCCTGGTAAGCGTTTCGCAATCTGGACACAGGGCTGTATCATCAGATGCCCCGGATGCTTTAACCAGCAGGCGCAGGATGCTAGCGCTGGAAAAGAAATGCGCATCACAGAGATTCTGTCTGAAATCAAACTGGCAATTTCCGAGTATGGCATTACTGGCGTGACTATTGCTGGTGGAGAACCGTTTGATCAGCCGGATGAGTTGGATACACTCGTGTGCTGCATAAAGTTATTTTTCGAAGGCCTGAACGTGCTGGTGTACACCGGATACGATATCGGAGTTATTTTGGCAAAAGAAAAACAGGCCAGCTTGTTGGAATTCATCGATGTGCTTATATACGGGCCGTTTATAAAATCCCAA